TGTGGTGGGGGCCGACATCTTCGCTGGAAACATATGCGCAAGCTAACGCTCGTGTGCACAGGTCTGGACAAGACCAGAAATGTACTGTTGTGCAACTACAAGGCTCTCACGTAGAGAAACGCGTTTACGCACTATTAGATAATAGAATAGACGTACACACAAAGATGATAGACCTTTACAACGAAATGATTGACTAATATAATAGAATAAACTAAACTGCATGATCTATTAACTTGGAGGGGGTTTCATGTCGGAAGATTTAGCTAAACTTGTACGTGTGTACAAAAACATTCGTAGTAAGCGTGCCGAATTGTCTAAGAAGTTCAAAGAAGAAGACGGTGCGCTCATTGAAAAATTAGATGTAGTAAAGAAAGCATTGCTTGATTACTGTAATGAAAACAATGTTGAAAGCGTACGCACGTCCGAGGGTTTATTTTATCGCTCGGTCAAAGCTCGGTATTGGACTAGCGACTGGGAGTCCATGTATGCGTTTATATTAGACCACCAAGTACCTGAGTTTTTTGATAAACGCTTGAACCAGTCAAATGTAAAACAGTTTTTAGAAGAAAACCCTGAGTTAGTACCGAAAGGTTTAAACGTTGACTCTGAATACACCTTGTCTGTGAGGAAAAAGTAATGGATAAATTTGTACCAATTGAAAAAGTAGCAGAGCATTTTTGTGTGTCTGTATCAACCATTCGCGCTTGGGTTAGGGCTGACCACATACCAAAGAACACGTATGTTAAAGTGGCTAACACATACCGGTTTAGCTTAGATAAGGTAGCCGATGCGTTGTTGGATAGTGATACTGAGCAAGATGATTTTGCAGATGTTGTTTACGATGTAGCGTCACCGGACGATGACGTGTGAAGCGATTAAGTATTCGTGACGGCACGTTTTATCCATACGGCGACACCATAGATGTTGTTATAATAAACGCGGGGCCAGTATCACGAGAGTATTTTTCGCACGAATTTGATGCTACGCAAACAAAGTCTGCAACGTGTTGGTCTGTAGACACACAAAGACCTGCTGAAGCTGTGCCTGATGAACATAAACAAGCGGCTAGATGCTTAGATTGTAAACACAATATACGAGGATCGTCCGGTTACGGGAGAGCATGTAGGTTTTTTCAAAGATTAGCTATTGCATTTAAGGACGAGCTAGACGTAATATATCAGTTGCAGTTGCCAGCCACTTCTATATTTGGTAAAGCTCGTGGTAGTGACATGCCACTACAAGAATATGTACGGCATCTATCAAAACATAATACTGCCGCTACGTCTGTGGTAACAAAGATATATTTTGATAAAAGTCACTCCTTACCCAAGCTGTTTTTTAGGCCAGTACAAGGTCTTGACAAAAAACAATTAGAGACTGTATCGGCGCTGGTTAACCACCCCGATGTATACGAAGCAATAACCTCTGCCGAAAGGCCGAGCGCAACCGCGTCACCCTTTGATTCTGTCGAGGGCTACGCATTTAAATAAACCATTCTTAGGAGAATGAGCATATGACACACCTTATAGAAAACGTTGAAGCCTTATACCCACGCATAAACCAAACATATCGGTTTGACAATACTGAAAACCGGTCTGTACCTTGCGAACCAAAAGAAGATGGTGCGGCGTACGAGATGTCTTTCCGTATGTCCAAAGACCAAGCTAAAGCATTGTTTGGCGCTATGGTAAAATCGTACCAAGAAAAACGTGAAGACAAATGGCCTGAAAAATTAGACATGCCGTTTAAGAAAGACGATGATGGTATGTACGTTGGTAAGACCAAACTAAAAGGCGCTTACAGCGGTGACCCCACACAAAAACCTGCTCAATATGATGCAAGCAACACCAAGCTCCCTGCTGACTTTCGTTTAACAACGGGTAGCACAGTCAACATTGCTATTATATTTCAACCATATAACGGCGCTATGGGTAATGGCTGTAGCTTACGTCTCAAAGCAGTACAAGTCACTAAGTACGCCGAACCTGTTGACAATAATCCATTCTCAGCTACGGATGGTTTTACTCACGGTGGTGAAGCAAGCCCGTTTGACTCCAATATATCTCAAGATGGTGACGACGTGTTTGAAGAAGAACCTGCGGCTGAACCGCCTGCACCGAAGAAAAAGCTGACCAAAAAGAAAGCCTCTGCCCCAAAAGAGAAAGAAGAACTCAGTTCAATTATTGATGATTGGGACGACGAATAGTTCTCACTGTGACCGTGGGGGATTGAACGCCCCTACGGTTAATTTTTCTTTTTGGGGGGACTATGGACACACATGAATTTTTGAGCAACGTGCTGGCGCGTGGCAACCACTACTGTCTATTACAATTACTTGACGGTGGTAAAGACGCGGCTAGTAGGAAACAAACTTTTTATAACAACATAGATGACTTAGTGGTCGCGGCAAAGCAAGCCGATAACGCTGGTTGGGATGTGTACATGGCAATGGGTTCGTTTGCCGAACGTGGTAAGCGAACAAACGATAGGGTGCAGAATGTAAAAGCGTTGTTCCTTGATTTAGATATAGATGAGGACGACGAAAGAAAATACTCAACACAACGTGAAGCTCTTAATGAGTTACGTAGTTTTTGTAGAGAACTGAAGTTACCTAAACCGTTTATCGTAAACTCAGGTAGGGGTATACACGTTCATTGGGCGTTTAAAGAGAGCGTCCCAAAGGATGAGTGGCAGGTAGTTGCAACACGTCTTAAAGCTACAGTAAAAGATAAAGGATTACTGGCAGACCACGCTGTTACCTCAGACGCGGCTCGTGTGTTACGCGTACCAGAAACACATAACCACAAAACAGACCCACCTACACCTGTTAGTTTTATCTATGGTTCAGCTACGCCCGTCGATTTCGACGTGTTTGCGGCGTTGCTTGGGTATGACACGATACCAGTACCCACTAAGGTGGACGGCCCTACGTCCTTCATGGACGCAATACATAGTAATATCACAGCAAGTTTTGAAGACATCATACATCGCTCCCGGGAGGGTAGTGGGTGTGAACAGTTACGCAGAGTCGTTGACGAGCCTGATACGCAGAGTGAACCTGTGTGGGTATCTGCTATATCAATAGCTAAAAAGTGTGACGACGGTGGGCGTGAAAAAGCACATGAAATATCCAGAGGGTATGATGGCTATGATCCTGATGAAACGAACGTCAAATACGACAACGTACAGTATCCACACACATGCTCCACGTTTGACCAACGTGTTGAGGGTATATGCCCTGACTGCCCTAACTTCGGTAAGATAAAATCACCGATTGTAATTGGCCAAAAGATACTCGAAGCAGAGGATGAGGTGTTTGATATACCTACATCCACATCCATTCCGGCGTACCCCAAGCCATACTTTAGGGGTATGAACGGTGGGATATACATGCGAACAAGTAACTCAGAAGGGGACATAGACGAAAAACTTATATACCACAACGACTTGTATGTAATAAGTAGGATCCGTGACCCCGAAGAAGGCGAGTCTGTGGTTATGCGTTTGCATCTACCTAAAGACCCCATAAGAGAATTTACTATACCACTAACCGCTGTCACATCAAGAGATGAATTTCGTAAGCACATGGCTATGAATGGTGTGGCGTTAACTAAAATGGACGAACTTATGAACTATACAACTACTTGGATAAACGAATTGCAAGCTGACGGTGAAGCCGCCGACGCGCATACACAATTTGGTTGGACTGACGATGATACTTTCGAGTCTTTTGTTATTGGTGATAGAGAGTTGTTTGCCGACCGAATCGCATTTAATCCCCCTACAAGTCGCACCGCGTCCTTATTTCCAGCGTTTAAACCTAAAGGGACGTTGGACGAATGGGTTGAGATGATAGAATTTTACAACCAACCTAATATGGAACTTCATCAATTTGTTATATGTAGTGCATTTGGCTCCATACTTATGCCGTTTAACCCCGTTAATAACAGTATGTTTCACATACACAGTAAAGAGTCTGGTGTAGGTAAAACAACAGCCATGCTAGCAGGGGCTTCCGTCTGGGGTAGACCTAAAAGCCTTGTTATGAAAAAGAAAGATACGGAGAACAGTCGTTACTTACGGGCAGAAGTGTATAAGAATCTACCGTTGTATGTAGACGAGTTGACAAACAGTTCGGGAGCGGTGCTGTCCGACTTTGTGTATGCCATGACTTCGGGTGAGCAACCAGACAGAATGACTGCGAATACAAACACGGCGCGGTACAGAGGTGTTGGTTGGAAAAACATGACTACTACAACAGGCAACACCAGCGTACGTGAACGTATAGCTATGGGAAAAAGTGGTATAGACGCAGAGATGCAACGATGCTTAGAAAAGTATGTTGCTAAGCACTCCGTGTCTACCGATAAGCAAAAGACGGATGAATTTGCACGGCGCGTAGAGAATGTATATGGCCACGCAGGGCCAGAGTTCGCTCAATATGTTATGCAAAATGTCGATTCGGTGCGTAATTTTTGTTTGCAGTTGCAGAAGCGTACGGATGAAGAAGCTAAGTTAAACGCAGAAAACCGATTCTGGTCGGTGCATGTAGCAATGTCAATTTCTGCCGGTATCATGGCAAAGAAAATAGGGCTACTATCTTTTGATATGAAGAACCTGTATAGGTGGAGTATAGACATGGTTAACGAGGCTAATAAGGAATCACGAGAGTCAGCATTGTCTGTCGAGCAGATAATTAATGAGTATGTGTTTGACAATAACGGTAAGATTCTACAGATACGTAGCACTGATGACTTACGTAAACAGAATGGCAATGGCTTAGACCAACTCGTTATACCAGAGTTTGCGCCACGCGGTGATGTAGTCGGACGTTATGAACCAGATACAAAGAAAATGTTTTTGCTTCCTACACCACTTAAACGCTGGTGTGGAGAACGGCAGATAAACTACGGGCAATTGGTTAAAGAATTAACAGCTAATATGAACGCTATTAAGAAAAAGGTTCGGCTAACAAAAGGTACGCAATTACAACTACCTCCCGCAACCTGCATAGTATTTGATTGTGATGTAGCGGACGAAATGTTTGATGCTTCTGAGGACTGATGATTTACACCCCGATGGCGTACGTATAGCAATACGTTGGGATAAATTTGTTATCGGGGCGTCGTTATTTGTACCGTGTGTTAACACAACTAAAGCTGTACAACAATTAACCACAATAGCTGGCGACAGTGGGCAACAGATTACAACTAAAATTGTAGTAGAAAATGGTATGTTAGGGGTTCGCGTATGGCGTACTATGTGATACTATGGTATCCGATGACAGCCGTTCACTGTCATTCTCCTATGTAGTAAGTGTACCCCCTCTACCGTATCCCTCCAATATGGTAGAGGGTTTTAATCATCATCTTCAGCTACATTTACCTCGTCTAACAATTGTTTCCATTGCTTACGCACAGGTACGCCGAATTCCATTTGGGAGCTAGTGCGGTCAAATCCTGAAGCTGAACGAGCTAATGTACTACCAGTAATACGCCCTGCTACTGGCACACGTTTGTTCCATTCTTGTATTTCTTCAAAAAGTTCAGTTATGCCTTCGCTGTCACCCGCTCTTCTAAGTAAGTTGTACTTGCTTAAATACTTAGCACGTTGTTTTAAAGTGGCACGTTGTATACCTTTAAATTTAGCTACGGTGAACTGTGCTTTTTCTATGGCATAAGGTTGGAACCCTAAGAACTGTGCGGCTAACTCACCAAAGTTTAAATCTTCTTTAAGTATGTTATCCTGACGACGCGTTAACACACCTTCTGTGGGGTATCTGTACATTGCTCGTATCTGATTACGTACGGCTGTGGGTACAAACATTTCTACGCCACGGACAAAGTTACCATTTGCAACATCTTCAACACCACGGCCAATACCTTTTACAACACTTAATGCGGGGCCACCTAAATAGAAACCTATGTCTTCTTCAAGACTTGCATCTGGGTTATATTTGTTTAGTTGTATTAACAGCCCTGATAGCGCCACCCTGTCAGCTACGTTAACCCCACTAAAGTATGTGGTCGGGCCTTTGTATGCTAGTTCGCCAAGATGTTTACGTACACGAGTATCAAAGTCTTCTTCTTCGTCGCCGTACAATAAATCCATTATCATTTTAATAGCGCCGTACATAGGCATACCGTGTACACCTGCTAGCAGGAATGAACTAGCCATTGTGTAGGACAATTGTCTAAATGCCTCATCACGTAGGTCTTTAGAGGCTTTATCATCGCCGGGGAAAAAGTTTGTACCGACAGCTTTAGCAGACTTCAACATGGTGTAGTACATTTGTATGCCGTAGTTCTTATACATTAATGCTACGCGCATTACGTCATTTTGTGCAAAGCGTGCACCTGTCTCGGTTACAGCGCCACCGTTAGTTTCTTGTGTTTTATACAACGCGTTTCTAGCTAACTGCTGTTCTTGTGCTTTTGTTAGCACCACGTCTTTCGGATCTATATTACCCTGTTTAGCTAACACACGTTTGGCGTTTTTAACTTCAAGTAAATACGATGCGGTAAGTGTTACTTGCCTATTGGTTTGTTCTACTTGGTGAAACATAAACGCGGCGTATCTTGTAAACTTGTTGCCACCCGGCAAGTAAGAGGTAATTTTGTTTTGCGAACGTCCACTTTGATCTAGGTTTAACTCATCGGCTAAGTACGATTGGTTAAGTTGCCCACGCGCAGAGGCTTCCTCTACCAACGGTTTTAGACTTTTAATTAATTCTTCTTGCTCTTTGCTGTCAAACTCTAGGTCTTGGCGTAAGTCATAAACAACCTTACCGTCTGTAACACGCGGTATAAAGTAATTTTCTAATCCAAGCGCTGTATCTTTTACTTCAACATTACCGTTAGGCATACGTATCACGCGTTTTGTACCGGAACCTGCAAGTGTTTTATATGCTGTTGTTATAGCTCTAAACGCATTGTTGCCACCGTAAGTGCCGGATAAATAGGGCAATACAAACAACGGAATTTGCGACAAGTTAACTACTGCGGATGAAACGTTGAAGCCTATGGTGTATATAAATGCGAACCTATTTAACCCCATAGACAATGCTTGGTAGTCAGTCTTTGGACTGATAGCGTAGTCAGCACGTTTGGTTGCTTCGTTTACTATCTGGGCATACGTAGAACCTTTTACATTAGCTTTGTTTTGCTTAGACATTTGCACTATGGTTGCACGCAAATCGCGTATCTTTGCGGCGTAGTCTAAACGAACAACTTGTCTGGCTAAGTCATAACCTTTTTTGTTAAACACTTCTATAGGATCTTGTATATAACCTTCTACACCTTGACGTTTTTGTAGCGATTTAGCGTAGTGGCTTTCTGGCAACGCGTCTATATAAAGCTCCATCACTTGCATCTGAACTTTACTATCTACACCTGCCTTAGCTAGTTGGGCTAATACGTTTTTAACAAACGACGTAGGCGCACCCTCTGTGCCACCTTTTAAATCTTCGATTAGTTTTTTCTTGTCCGCAGTAGCGGATAAAATTTTAGGTGTCCGTTCTCCATCTTTCTCGTCAAACAGTATATGACCATCATCCATTAACTGCTGTAGTCTAGCTTGCATCTCTACATCACTATCAAACTTCTCTACTTGAAATCTACGTCTAGTAGGCTCTACACTTGGCGCAAGGTTGTATGCCAACGTGTACTGACCTTCACGGTATAGCGGGAAGTAGGGATCTATGGTTATCTTGTTGAACATACGCTCTTCAAGGTCTTTAACCATCTTAGCTTTTTCATTTGGTTTTAATTCAGAACTACGACTAATATCACCCAGTATTACTTCTTTGAGTCGTTTAAATTGGGCTTTGTATGCGTCACGCATATTCTTATAAGCCATTCGACCTTGATCGCCGACAGCATCCGAGGCATAGATAGCGTTTAATCTGTCCCAAACAACTTGTTTATCTTCACTAGGTATACCATCTTTTTTCTCTGTTTTCTGGTCTTTGTAGTAACTACGGGGGCGTGAAGGATCTACTTCTAGCGTGGTGCTATCGTTGACCATCTGTTTGTATTGTTCTTTGGTAGCATCGTTTACGGTTTTCCACCATTTACTAATTTGTAAAGACACAGCTTCTATTTCTTTTTCTGCTGTTTCTAACCTACCACGTTGTTTTTCCATTAACTCTTGTAGTTTGTATATAGAGCCAGCAAGTTTTAAATCATATCTTTTTGCTATGTCACCTAACGCTTGCACAGGAGAAAAACCTAAAAACAATGTCTTGGTGCTTGCGCTCATTGTTTTAAACGCGTTCTCTACTTGCCCTGCGAACTTCATTCGTTCTGCTTCGCTTATAGGCAACACTGACGTTGCGCCCATGATTCCTTTTTGTAACTTACTTAATTTTGCGGGCGTGTTGAATTGAAACAAACCAATATCATTTGATGTTCCAGACGGCGCAAGTATTTGACTTATCAATGTGTCTACTTCACCACTTACGTCTAGTAGCACTACACTGTCAGGATCTACTCGGGCAACAGTTGGTCTACCTACAAGCGGGCGTAGTACATTCATAAACGCGTTATACACAGCCTCTAACACA